CTCAATCATCTTTATACATAGTAACGCCAAAATACGGAGAAAAATTCTATGAGAAGCATTTTTCTTATGTTAAAAGCACGTATAAAAATGTGTACTACCATGGATCTATGAGTAAAGATGCTTTAATAACTTTTGCGAGTAATAAAAAGTATTGGTTATATCCTTCAAATTATGATGAGACATTTTGTGTATCTGCTGTAGAAATGCAAATGTTAGGATTGATTCCTATAACAAGATTAAGAGCAGGATTAAAAGAAACTATATTTAATTATATTGATTTTGATTCATGGTTATCATGTGTATTGTCTAATGATAATTTTAAAATGCTTACTAATTCCTCTACATCAAATTTAAATGTATATGATGCTTTTGATCCTATAATGATTGCTAAAAATTTTATAAATATTAATGTCATGGAAAATAGATTAAAGATAGATGCTGTCTATGTGATTACTTTTGATGTATCTGATGAAGCTATTAATAGATACACCGCCGAATTTAATAAACTAGGTATCATACCGGGTGAGTTTCATTTATTTAAAGCTATAGATGGTAGAAATGTTAAAGTAGATTTTGAATGGTCTTTATATAATAATTGGAAAATAGATAATCATAGTAATTCATATTATAACCGAGATATATTGCCTGGAGAAATTGGATGTGCTTTATCTCATTTATCTGTATGGAAAGATGCTAAAAAGAAAAATTATGATTCTATTTTAATTTTAGAAGATGATTTTAAAGTAAATGGAGAGTTCCCCGCGAAAGAAATAGCATTATACGATTGGGGACTATTATATTTAGGAAGACAAAAAATCGGCGGGGACATAGACATACAAAATGAATTATATATACATCCAGGATACTCATGGTTATCTCATGCCTACATGTTATCAAAAGTAGGCATAGAAAGAATAATAGAACAGAACTTTGAAAAATACATCTTACCAGTAGATGACTTCATAGCATCAACATACTCAAATAATAATGAAAGATTAGATTTAACATTTATATGGAAAGACATGAATGCATATAGTTTAAAAGAATCTATAGTAAGTCAAACAAGTAATGCAAAAACAAGTAAAACATCTAATAACTCATTTGCATCTAACATCTATCTAACAAAAGATGTAGATAAATGGTCATCCATGTATATCAATCCTGCATTAAAGAATAAAGAATATGATTTAATTGTAGATGAACCTATACCTGATGTCTTACATTTACATGCCTTCAAAAAAGAATTTTGCAATGAAGTTATAAGATTAGCAGAAGAATGTGGAAAATGGACAAAAGATAGACATTATTATTATCCAACTCATGACATGCTTATCAATGAATTTCAATTACATGATGCTTATGACATGTTTTTAAATACTTACATATATCCCCTCGTAAAATCTAATTTTGTACTTACCGGAGACAAATGGAAGAAATTTAGCTCTGAAAACTTTATTATAAAATATACACCGGAAAATCAAGGACATTTATCTTTACACCATGATGATTCTGCATTCTCTACTGTACTTACTTTGAATGATGAATACGAGGGAGGAGGTACATGGTTTTCAAAACAAAAGAAACTAGTTAAAGGAGAAGTAGGCGAATTAACAATACATCCGGGACAGATAACACATAGGCATGGTGCAAGACCTGTAACTTCCGGAGTTAGATATGTTCTCGTATCCTTTATAAGACAAGTATATTAAAAAGTGGAATAAAAGACTTTTTTAATACTATTTATTGTAAACAGCAGATGGCAGTTCACATACCTATTTGGCCTGGAAGTGGTAGCGCAGTATCTGGATCTACGCCTTTCGGAATATTTGACAAAGATACTAATTTTCAAAAGGACGCCCCTAAAGTAGCCGTATGGTGCGCTAGAAGACTAGGATATCCTCTTAGCGACGTGGAATTACAAGATATAAATTTCTATACCGCTTTTGAAGAGTCCATTTCCGAATATAGCAACCAAGTTAATGCCCACTCTGCCAAAGACAATATTCTAGGATTAATGGGATTCAATACCGGTTCCCTTAGATTAGAAAAAGAATTAGTTACCAATTCAATAGCAGGTGTCTTAGAAATATCTGCGGAATACGGTACAGAAATTGGAGTAGGAGGCAAAACTACTTATTATACTGGCTCTATATTGGTAAAAGAAGGAAAACAAGTTTATAGCTTACTAGACCCCACTAGAGTTTCTTTAGAGTCCGGAAATCCCGCTACAGACAAGTTCGTAATAAGAAAAATGTTTCATAATGCACCACCGGCTATTGTAAAATACTTTGACCCTTTTGTAGGAACAGGATTAGGTAGTCAAAACTTACTTGACCAATTTGGATTCGGTAATTTTAGCCCCGGAGTTAATTTCTTATTAATGCCTATGCACCATGATATTCTTAGGATGCAGGCGATAGAATTTAATGACCAAATAAGAAAATCTGCATACGGCTTCGAGATAATTAATAATAGAATAAGAATATTCCCTACACCGGTTAGAGAATACAAGATTTGGTTTGAATACACTTTAGATTCCGAATACAAAAATGCGAATAAAGGAGGTACAGGTAAAATAAATAGCCATGCTACTATTCCTTATTTCACTCTACCTTATTCTAGTATCAATGACATAGGTAAACAGTGGATAAAAAAATATACGCTTGTCCTATCTAAAGAAATGCTTGCTTATGTTAGAGGTAAGTACAAGACTTTACCCGGACTAGAGGACGATATTGTTTTAAATACTGAAGATTTAATGTATTCGGTAAATGAGGAGAAACAAAGATTAATAGATGTTCTTAGGATAGAGTTAGATCAATTTAGCCGTCAATCTCAATTAGAAAGAAAGATGGCAGAATCCGAAGCTCACGAAAAATTTTTAGCAGTAATTCCACTTAAAATATACGTAGGATAATGGCACTATTTGGAAGTGGTAGAGATGCTTCTTTAGTTAGGAGTATAAACAGAGAAAGAGTGAATAAAGTGATGGCCTTAGAGGTTGAACTTTATAAATTATCTAGGGAAGATACTAGAGAGAACATATATAGAGAAGCACCTAGTAAAGTATTCTATAATGCTACTAGACTAAACTGTATCATAAAAAGAGGTACCAAAGAAACTATCGACACTGACTTTGGATTGGATTTTGAAAGAGAAGCTACATTTTACTTTTTAAGAGATGATTTATTAGAGAGAGACTTGGTTATAGAACCCGGCGACTATGTATTCTTTGATATGGATTTTTATGAACTAAACAATGTATTCTCTGATAATGCATGGTTTGGAAGAAATCCTGAAACATATATACCCCATGTCTTAGGAGAAGAATCTGAATTTGGTTATAATATATCAGTCATAGCGCAAGCACACTTAAGTAGAAAAACAAACTTAACTACCACTGATTATAGGTCCGGAATTAATGACGCGTATGATGAACTAAACAAATATTAAAATGGCTAAATCTACGATAAATCCTACGGTATATAATCAACTCTATAGAAATCAAGTAAATAGAGGAGAACAAACGAGAGAGGATGATGATTACATTAAGATTCCTGAAATTACAATATATGATGTAGATTACTCTATACTTCAATACATTAGAAATAACATCAAACCTGAAGTTCAAGATAGAGATAGAATGATTGATGTTCCTGTGATGTATGGTAGCGGAGAACTCTGGTCTCAAATTCAATCAAATGGTTTTATGCGAGATGAAAAAAACAAACTTCTTTGTCCTGTAATTACATTATCTCGGACAAGAATGGAAGAATATAAAGCCTTCGCTAAGTTAGATGTAAACAACAGAGTTTCTAGCAGGGTATATTACAGAGATGGGTACACTCAAAATAATGCCCGGTATGGATCTAACAATAGGGGCAATACAGATTTACCACAAAAAGAAGTCTACATATCTATAATTCCTGAATACTACTATGTGTACTATGATTTAAGCATTTGGACAGATTTTAATGAACAGTTAAATAAAGTAATAGAGCAATTTATACCTGTCAATAATTTTGTGTGGGGAAATGATTATCAATTTGTTACACACATCGAAGATTTTACATTTTCCGCAGTCAATATATCAAAACAAGAAAGAATTGTAAAAGCATCTACAAGATTAAGAGTATTAGCTACACTCATGCCGGCATTTGTAGAGAGAAAATCATCTATTCAAAAAGCATTATCTATTAAAAAGGTAGCAATGTCAGAAAGATTAACGTAATTTCATATTTTTTTAATTGTTTGAGATTTTTAAAACATATTTATAACAAATGAGAATTTATTAATAATTCTTGGTATAATATTTAATTGACAAAAACAAAAAAATGGCAGAAAGAATAGTCAGTCCTGGCGTATTTACAAGAGAAAAAGACCTTAGTTTTTTACCTTTAGAAATACAAGCTATAGGAGCGGCGGTTGTAGGTCCTACTTTAAAAGGACCCGCGTTCGTTCCTTCTACAATCTCCTCTTACGAGGAATACCTTAGAGCTTTTGGTGGAGCCTTTAGTTCGGGTTCTGGTACATCCGAAAGACAGTACAAGTTCTTAACAGACTATGTAGCACAAGAATATTTGAGATATGCAGAAAACTTAACCGTTGTTAGGGTACTAGCCGGTGATTATGAGTACGCAAGTTCAAATGTAGTAAGTAGAGGTGCATACGCCGCTGCTCCCGCTGGAATTAAGGCTAAATTAACCGGTTCTTATTTTACAGCCGCTCAACAAACATTTAAACTCACTGTAGTATCTCCGGGTAATTACGTGAACACA